GTTGGTGAATACACACGCAATCAAAACGCATATGGCATGTGGTTTACCCCACCAGACATTGGCATCACAGTGTTGTGCGTGTTTGCCAACGGTGACCGTCAACTAGGCTATTACATTGGTGTGGTGCCGGATGTGGGAGTGGGACACATGGTGCCAGCTGTGGGCAGCAGTACCAACTATGTAGCCACCAACAAAAATCAAGAAACATACTTCACTGACGATGCCTATTTGCCAGTGACAGAAATTAACACCAACAATCCTGGCATAGTCAATTCCAGTAGATTTTTTGATCAACGCAAACCAATACACAGTGTGGCCGCCGGTGTGTTATTTCAACAAGGACTCAACCGAGACACCGAACGCGGACCCATAAGATCTACCAGTCAACGTGAAAGTCCCAGCACTGTGTTTGGTGTCAGCACTCCTGGCGTACCTGTGTACAACGGTGGCATGAGTCCCAAAGACATACTGCAAAAAATTCAAAACAACGAACTCAATCCCGCTGATGCTGAAGTCATAGGACGCCTGGGCGGCCACACCTTGGTCATGGACGACGGTGACATCAATGGTGAAAATGCCTTGTTTAGACTGCGTACACCCAAGGGTCATCAGATCACCATGAATGATTCAGGTGACTTTTTCTACATCACACATGCCAACGGACAAACATGGTTGGAGTTTGGCAAAGAAGGCACAGTGGATGTGTTCAGCACCAACTCAGTAAACATACGCACTCAAGGTGACATCAACATGCATGCTGATCGCAACATCAACATGTATGCTGGCGGCAACATACAAGTCAAAACAGCCAATGCCATGACCGTAGAAGCCATGACTGATCTTAACATATCTGCACAGAGAGATTTCAAAATCTACAGTAAAAATACCATTGGCATCAAGGCTGACGGTTCTTTAGCATTGAACAGCGCTACAGGATCATGGAACGGTGGCGATGCATTGTTGTTCACTGCTGGCGGCATTGACTTGAATGGTCCTGCTGCACCCGAAGTCACAGCACCCAAACCTATTGCCAAGATCTTGCTGGCAGACACAGAATTTAACACTGCCAAGGGCTGGCAAGTCAAGGATGATGCATTGGAAACCATTGTGCCCCGAGCACCCACACATGAACCTTATCCTTATCACAATCTCGGAGTAGATGTCAAAGTCAAACTGGAACCCGGCAAGCCTAAACCACCACCAGGAGCACCGGCTGTGCCAGCAGGAGTGGTGATCAAAGCACTATGAGTACATTTACTTTTGATCTCAACAGTCTGCAGGCATCAGGGACTTCGTTAGAACGGGGATTGAGTGGCAACACGCCTGATGACAAACTTACCTACTCGGGCAATGATCCCATAGTATGGGATCGGGTGAACAATGAACGACTGCGTCGAGGACTCAGTCCACTGCCCAATCCTAGACCCGTGGATGACGGCAGAACATTCAACACCGGTCGCGGTGGTGCACAATCCACAACGCCAACTCGACAAGCCACCCCTGAAGAGCGAGCCGAGGGTGAAAGACTGGCTAGAAAATTTGGACTGATCAACAATCCTGATCAAACATCAAGTACTTTTGAAGTTAGTGGTCCACCAAACATGACCCGCGAACAGGCATTTGCTATTTTTCAAAAGCAAGCCTCAGCTGGTGGACTCACTGGATTTCAACCAGGTGACATAGTCAGCGCACAAACACAGGCTGCAGATGGTCTGGCAGCGGCTCAAGCAGAATTAACACAAGGATTTGCAGGATTTCCTGGCACAGATCGAGGAGTACAGAATCAATTTGTCAGCATCGCCGAAAGTGCCAAGCAATCATTGGCTGCTGGCAACACAGGCAATTTGCAAAGTCGAATAACCAATGGTGGTACCATACTGCAACAAACCTCAGCCAAGATTGGCTCGTTGTTTGGAGCACCAGTGACCAATGGTATCAACACTGCAGATTTTGCCAAAACAGCCACAGCGGTCATGCCCATGGCAGGACTTAGCACCACGGATGTTCGTGCCACCATGGCATCAGTAGGTGCTGCAACAGGACAAAATTTTGATCAAATAACCAATGTAGTGGGGGTGGGCAAGTTTGGATTCAACGCCCCACAACTAGAAACAGCAGGACTGTTAAAGCCAGGTACTGCCAGCACGTTTCTCAATCAAGGATCCAATGATCTAACGTCAGTATTGAAAAGTCCTGCTGTGTGGACCGGTGCAGGCGGCATAACTGGTCTTGATAGTTTTTTGACTAATCCTGCAGCACAAAATCTAACACAGCAAAATTTAATGAGTTCGGGATTGGCCACAGCCAGTTCACTGGGTGTTCCATTGGATGGATTCAATCCCAAAGAACTCGGCGGAATATCTTCGGTGTTTGCCAAAGATTCAGCAGCTGGAACTGATTGGATTCGAGGACAGTTGCCACCAGACAAACAGGCTGACTTTGACGCTAAGTTTAAAGAAGCACAATTTGCCATTGGTACAGCAGATGAAAAACTTAACGATGCAATGTTACAAGAAGCACCTCCAGGAGAAGCAACTGACACAGTAAATCGTGAAACAGTATCTGCGGCACTGGGCCGAGTATTTGGCAATGACAAAATACCTGCCATTGACTACAACGACACCACTCCTCGACTGCCCAGTAACTTATTTGCTGAACAACAAGCAATAGTACGATTGCTGAAAGATCAGCAGAAAAAATTCGACGAAATAAATGCCACTGATACCACAGCCAGCAATGCTGATGCCAAGATAGCACAGTTGTCAGAAATTATTAAAAAATTAAATGATGTGGCCAAACGAGCGCAAGTACAAAAAACTGACATTGCAAACCTACCAAATCCTGTACCCGATGCTGCTAGAGAAATTGACGAATTGTTGTCTACAATACTGGCCTTGATTGATGATATTAGAACCTTGTATTTGCCTAATTTACGCAGAATCAAAGGTGGATAAGTACACACATGACCACATTTATCGGCTTCAACACTATCAATCAAAACAAAAAGTTCACACTCACTGACTTTGATTTGATACAGCGTGACCTGCTGAACGCTTTTAACATTCGCCAAGGTGAACTACCTGGCCGCCCTGGCTATGGCACTACCATATACAGTTTTTTGTTTGAAAATCAAGTAGAACAACTGCAAGAAGAGTTGCGAGCCGAAATACAACGTGTGGCCGGCGGTGACCCTAGACTCACCATCAATGACATACAGGTATTCCCCCAACAAAATGGCATATTGATACAGTTGGAAATCACAGTAATAAACACCACCAATGCTGAGATACTCAGCATCTTCTTTGACGAAACCACTCGCAATGCCAGTTACGTATAACTGCGCCGTTTTATTTCTCAATAAATAAAGCACAGACGAGAGAACCATGGCCACAACCACAAGACAAACAGCAATATTTGGCGTAGAGGATTGGAAACAAATTTACCAGACCTATCGCGAAGCCGACTTTCAAAGTTATGACTTTGAAACTCTGCGCAAAAGTTTTGTTGATTATCTGCGTTTGTACTACCCTGAAACATTCAATGACTACATTGAATCATCAGAATTCATTGCCTTGTTGGATGTCATGGCTTTCATGGGCCAAGCACTGGCTTTTCGCACAGACTTAAACACTCGCGAAAACTACATTGACACTGCTGAACGCAGAGACTCAGTGGTACGATTGGCCAACTTAGTAAGTTACACTGCCAAACGCAATACAGCGGCCGAAGGCTATCTCAAAGTTTTTAATGTCACAACAACTGAAAATGTTGTGGACTACAATGGAATCAACCTCAGCAACGTCACTGTAAACTGGGCTGATCCAACCAATGTGGACTGGCAAGAACAATTTACTGCCATTATCAATGCCAGTCTGGTAGACAGTCAGAAAGTAGGCCGCCCTGGGAACCGCCAATCCATTTTAGGTGTGCGCACAGACGAATATGCCATTAACTTGGTGCCAGGTTTCTTGCCAGTGATTCCTTATACTGCCACAGTGGATGGCGTCAACATGCCGTTTGAAGCCACCACTAGTACTTCTGTGGGCAGAGACTATGTGTATGAACCAGCACCACAGCCCAACACAGTGTTCAATGTGTTGTTTAGAAACGATCAACTGGGATTTCAATCAGCCAACACTGGTTATTTTTTCTTGTTCAAACAAGGTGTGCTGCAGAATCAAGACTTTAACCTGGCTGAACGCATTGCCAACCGCACAGTGGACATCAACATCGAAGGCGTCAACAACATAGATCGTTGGTTGTTTCAACTAGACAACCTAGGCACAATCAGTCGTGAGTGGCAGTATGTGGACAATGTTTATACGGCAGCAGCACAGCGCGACAATGTTCTACAACCAATTTACAGTGTAACTTCCAGAGCCAATGATCAGATTACCATGGTGTTTGGCGATGGTGTATTCAGTGAAATTCCTGTGGGTCTGTTCCGTGCCTATGTTCGTGCATCAAACGGCCTGCAATACATTATAAATCCTGAAGAAATGCAAAATGTGGTGTTGCCTATTACCTACACTGATCGCAACGGCAATTTACAAACAATCACATTTACCTGCGGTATCACACGGCCTGTTTCAAACAGTCAAGCACGTGAACCCATTGCTGAAATCAAACAACGTGCCCCTGCTCGCTACTACACACAAAACCGCATGGTCAATGGAGAAGACTACAACTTGTTTCCATACACACAATATAACTCAATCATCAAGTCAAAAGCCCTAAATCGTGCGTCAATTGGTACCAGTCGCTATCTTGACCTAGTGGACAATACTGGCAAGTACAGTTCGACCAACACATTCTCAAGTGATGGTGCGTTATGGCGTCAAAACATCTTGCCCACCATATTGTTTTCTTGGAACAATCGCAACGACATTGCTGATGTCATAACAAATCAAGTGCAACCTGCCTTGATTGGACCCACTGTCAAACAGTTTTACTACGAAAACTTTCCAAGAGTGACCAGTACCACAGTGCCTGACAGTGTGACATGGTTGGCTGGATACACTTGGAATCAAAGCACCACCATGGCCAACGAAACCACTGGCTATTTTAGAAACACCACAATCAGCGCAACTTGGCCCAGCGGCACACCCATCCCTGTGGGAGATTCAACCACCACAATGTTCAAGTATGTGATACCAGGAGCATTGATCAAATTTGTGCCACCCACTGGCTATTTCTTTGATCGCAACAATCGACTGGTGCTGGGCACAGCCACTCGTGCTGATGAACGTGTTGAAATTTGGGCCAGCCCACAAGCCATTGTGGGTGATGGCTACAACGGTGGCCTGGGCAACTTGACTTCAGGGGCTGGACCTGTAACCATCAACAACTTTGTGCCCACTGGCGCCATTGTGGACACCATCATTCCACTGTTTGTGACAGACTTGCCCACTGCTGTGGAACAGGCCATGACCGAACAGATCTTGTTGAATCGCAACTTTGGTCTGGGCTACGACAGCAACGGTGACATTACTGGCACACCTTACACCTGGTACATCATAACCAGCACTAATCTCAAAGTGTATGAAAGCAATGGCACCACTGTGGCAGCGTGGAGTCAGCAGTATGCTGATCAAAACGCACCTGGACTAGATGCATCTTGGATGATATCGTTCGTGGTGCAAAATCAAAACTACACCATTACATTCCGTGGCCTGGCCTACAACTTTGGTTCAGTGCTACAAACACGTTTCTTTTTCTATGATGATCAGCTGGTTTACGACAGCCGCACAGGCACCATTATCAAAGACTTTATCAACATCTTGGCAGTGAACACACAGCCTGACTCAACACAACCCCTGCCTGGCGACATTTACACCACAATCATTGGACAACCTGTGGAAAGCGATGGCTATGTGGATGACTTCCAAGTCTTGGTCAGTTATCGTGACTCAGACAATGACGGTGTACCAGACAATCCAGACTTCTTTGATGAAGTTGTGGGACCAGCTACCACTGCAGGACCCTATGTGTTCCTACAACAAACAGTGGACTTTGACAACTTGCAACGTTATTTGTTGGTCGAACAAGGCGTGGTGATCTATGATTACGGCACACTGGACGAAATTGAACTGGCCAAAACTGAGTGGACACCTGGACAGGTGTTTTATGCCTATGAAGAAGATGCTTTCTATCAACTCAGTATTTCAGTCACAGGGGTGCGCACCATTGTCAGCGTCAGCGGTTGGATTGCTAGAACTGGCAGACAAAGTCTGTACTTCCAATACCGTCACAACAGCCCACTCACCAACAGAATTGACCCAGGTACCACCAACATCATTGACTTGTATGTTGTCACACTGAGTTACTACACTGCCTATCAAAATTGGCTGCGTGACACCACAGGCACTGTGATTGAACCAGACATGCCCACCATAGATGAACTCACTACTGAATATCAAAACTTGCAAGACTACAAGATGATTTCAGACAACATAGTAATCAATTCAGTGGTGTTCAAACCCTTGTTTGGGCCCAAAGCAGCACAGCAATTACGAGCCACAGTCAAAGTCATACGGGCACAGAACTCAACAGCCAGTACCAGCGAAATAAAAAGTTCGGTGCTGGCAGAAATGAATGCGTATTTCAGTATAGACAAATGGAATTTTGGCGACACATTTTATTTCTCAGAACTGGCAGCATATCTACACAGCCAACTAGGTAGTATAATTAGTTCTGTGGTCCTGGTACCACTAGATCAACAAAAGAGTTTTGGCGACCTGTATGAAATTCGCAGCCAGCCCAATGAAATTTTTGCCAATGGTGCTGTTATCGACAACATTGATGTCATTGAAGCATTGACCAGTACCAACTTGCGTACTGCACCAGGCAGTGGTGTGGGAGCCAGCATTGCTGCTGCTAGTGGCATAACAAGCAGTGGTGGTTCAGGCGGCGGCAGTTCAGGCGGCGGCAGTTCAGGCGGCGGAGGTTATTAATGGCACGTACAAGATCAGTTGATTTTCTTCCACAGATATTTCAAACACCAGTTAACAAACAATTCTTGGCGGCCACACTGGACCAGATGGTGCAGGAACCCAAGTTCAAAAAGACACAAGGCTTTATTGGTCGTACCGTGGGACCTGGCGTCAATCCCAACGATGCTTATGTGGTTGAGCCAGACAGAACACGTCAAGACTACCAGTTGGAACCAGGCGTTGTCAGTCTGGAGCCCGACACTGACAACATCAAGAACGTCATAACTTATCCAGGCATCAATGATGCTATTGGATTTCAAGGCGGAGATGCCAACAGACCAGACCAACTGTACAACAGCGAATACTATACCTGGGATCCATTTGTTGATTATGATAGTTTTGTAAACTTCAGCCAGTACTTTTGGGTACCCGAAGGTCCTCAAACAGTGGATGTGGCCGCTGCCGGTGTGCCCACATCAGCCAACTTTGTGGTCACCAGAGCCAATGGTGTTTATACTTTTTCGGGGGTGTCAGGAGACAATCCCGTCATCAATCTGGTGCGCGGCGGCAGTTACACATTTCAAGTGGCTCAAAACGCCAAAGAAACTGTAAACTATCGCGTGTCAAACAATGGAACCACGTCGTATCTATTGGATTCTAAACCAAATCCTACAGTGACACTGATACGGGGCAACACTTATGTATTCAACGTGACACTCAACGGTGTATATCCATTTTGGATCAAAACTGAACAGACCTTGGGCACAGGCAACGCTTACAACACAGGTGTGCTCAGAAATGGCAGCAGTTTTGGATTGGTAACTTTCACTGTGCCACAAGATGCGCCAGATACACTTTTTTATGTAAGTGAAAATCAAACCAATTTGCGAGGCACAATCAATGTTATTGATGGTACTCCCGGCACTGGTCCAGGATTCTTCATACAGACCTCACCGGGAATAGCTGGTGTAGTTCCTTCTACGCCCAACATCAGCAATCGTGATGTGTTTGGTGTAACCAATAATGGTGATGATCTTGGCATAGTCACATTCAATGTACCACAGAAGACAGCACAACAATTTTATTATGATCTTCCTGATGTAGGTCCCATTGACCTTTTGACCACGTTGCAGTTTGATCAAATCAACAATCAACCATTGCAACAGTTTATAGCAACCTACGGTGGCATTGACGGTATCACATATCTAGAGACTAGAACCTTGGTGTTTACTAATCCCATATTAGATGCTGAAGGTGGTGGTTGGCTACAGACTACATTGTTTGATCCCTTGCCTAGATTGGATGCATTGAATGGTCAGATTGGCAGCTACGATTCAGAACTTTTTGATCAGACCACAGTGGTTCCGCTGGCTGACAGATATCAAGTGTGGCAAATTAATATAGTAAATGAGGAAGGTACGGACTATATTAATCTCGTCAAGATATCCAATATTGCCTCAAATCAAAAGTTTACCATAAGCTACGGTATAACTTACAGCAACACCAGTTGGTACAAAAATGCCGCAGGATATTTTCAACAGATTCCATTATTAACCGCTGCATTTAATGAATTGTACTATCAAGATGGCACTGATCCAGAAATTTTTGGACGCATCTTGTTGTTGGATCCTGTTGAATCTAGTACCACATTTATTGATCAAATTATCGGAGAAAAAAATTACGTATCGCCCTCTGGCATAACATTTACCAACGGATTAAAAGTTAGATTCACTGGTGATGTGGTGCCAGCCAGTTATGGATCAGGCACCACATCAGTTGTGTGTATTAGTACCACTGCTGGTGTTAATTATTTTACTTGTGAGACCACTGCAGGACTGTACGAAGGTGAACAAATAATATTCCCAGTCACAGGCAATGGTGTGGTTGAAGGGCAAATTTACTACATCAAAAGCATAGCGGCCAACGGCATTCAATTCTCTATAAGCACAGTAGCAGATGGCGCCACAGTAATATTGACCACAGACGCCTATCAAAACACAGCCACAGCCATCAGCAACAATGAATACTATGTGGCTGGAGTGGGCACTGCAATTGAACTGCTGCCAGTTAGGAATTTCATCACACCTGAAAGTTATGTGGAAGATGCCAATGACAGTACAATTGCGTCAGAACCCAATCAACCCGACTATCTCACCATTGATCGAGCCAGCAAAGATTTAAATGCCTGGACTCGTAGCAATCGCTGGTTCCACGTGGATGTCCTGTTGGCCACAGCAGAGTACAACAATGTTGTGGCTGTGCTGGACAATAATTATCGAGCCAAACGTCCTATCATCAGTTTTAGACCCAACATCAGATTGTACAACATGGGCACTGAAGGCAAACAACCAGTGGAGATCATTGATTTCTCAGAAACTGATGCTTTTAGCAACATTG